TACAGGTGGAGACCATGACTTTTATATTAATAAAGGAATGGAATGTAAATTAGTATCAGTTAAGTCAACCACACAGAAAAATAAGTCAAGATCACCTTACATTAGTATAAGGACAAACAGTACAGGTAAAAATAATTATGGGGAAGTAAAGATTCCCAAGCATTATCATTACATGGTAGGGATATCTTCATGTGGTGCAACATGTGTATGGACTAAAGAAGATTTGGTTGGTGTTAAATCATCAGTTACTTTTGGTAAGAAAAATGGGAGGGTAGGTAAATGGTAAAGATCCAACCAAAGGGATATAATTTGAAGCAAAATAGGAAAGTATCTTTAGAAAGTATCAGTCTTCCTGGTGAAGTATGGAAGTCAATTGTTGTTGATGGAAAGGTTCATCCTTGGTATTCAGTATCCACTATGGGTAGATGTGCTTCTCATTTTGGACAAGAGAAATTATTTCCATCAGATCCTAAGTCTAAAGCTACGGATAGATCACATAATTTAAACTGGTGTAGAATTTTAAAACCAAGTTATAGTTATAAGAATAATCATGATCCAAATAAACGTGATGCGTATGGTAATGAAGTAAAAGTGAAACAAAAAATAATTTTTTGTACTAGGATTAGTGTTAGATTTCCTTGGGATTTCTTTCATGATATTGACATGCATGGATCTGAACATCAATATCCTAAACAAGGTTTGCAAAGTTCTTATAATGGTGAGAAATGTCAGAGAACTATAGCAGTTCATAAGTTAGTTGCTGCTACTCATATGTCTGTTGATGAATATCCACCTGAAAGAATTGCTAAATCATATCCCTCTTTACCTGATGAAGTAAAGCAGTGGATTAGAGAAACTGTTACAGTAAATCATATTGATCATGACCCAACCAATAACTGTATTGAGAATTTAGAATATGTTACTCAGAGAGAGAATACTCTTAAAGCTTTAGAATATTATGGAGGTCATTTTAATATTAGTACAGAAAAATATTATGCTGAAACTTGCAAAACTGAAGAAACTGTGCTAAATTAATGTAGATATTCTAGGAGTCAGAGATGACTGAGTTAAAACGACCCAATCCTTACAATGCCAGCAACACAAAAATCACTGAAGACACCACTAAGATATCCAGGAGGGAAGAGCAGAGCAGTAGTAAAGTTACTCCAGTTCCTCCCAGACCTTACCCAGGTAAAAGAGTATAGAGAACCATTCTTAGGTGGTGGGTCAGTAGCACTAGAAATTACAAAGAGATATCCTCATATAAAGGTATGGGTCAATGACTTGTATGAACCTTTATATAATTTCTGGTCTGAGTTGCAACACAGTGGGCATCAACTTCAGGGAGAACTTGAAACTTTAAAAGGTGTTCACTGCAATCAGGATTCAGCAAGATGTTTGTTTCAATCAATGAAGGAGGTTATAAATGATGAAGAAAAATCAAACTTTGATCGTGCCATCGCTTTTTATATCGTTAACAAGTGTTCCTTTAGTGGTCTTACTGAGTCTTCTTCCTTCAGCCCACAAGCGTCAGATTCCAACTTCTCCCTTAATGGAATTAGAAGACTCCACGAATACTCAGACCTCATCCAAGATTGGATCATAACAAATCATTCTTATGAAAGCTTGTTAGTATCTGATTGGGATAAGAAAGGTCACTTTGTATACATGGATCCACCATATGATATCAAAGATAATCTATATGGTAAAAAGGGTGGTATGCATAAGGGATTTGATCATGATAAGTTTGCAAAAGATTGTGATGAGTATACTTCTCCTATGTTAATATCTTATAACTCTGACCAGATTGTTAAGGATCGCTTCAAGGAGTGGACAGTTGGAGAATTTGCACATACATACACCATGCGTTCTGTGGGGTGCTATAATACAGATCAAGCGTCAAGGAAGGAGTTAGTCCTTTTAAATTATGAAGTGTGAAGTCAGACTCTATGTTGCTGGAACAGTCTTTACAGAGACTGTACAGGCACGTGATTATCAGGAGGCACGTCAGGTGGCTCTTGCTAGAAACCCAAACGCTAAGGTTATAGGAGTTAATGCATCGTTTAAGTAAGGAGGAGATAGGCTACAAGACCACTGATAAAATCATGAAGATGTGGCTATTAAATCCTCACGACCATCATTTCTTATATCAAAGAGATGATGGATCGTACTATGGTTTTACCCATATGAAAGGTGAAGATCCAGAGGAATGGTTCTGGGAAGCACATGGTATACAACTAGAGTTGTTTCCACCTGAACCACCTAAGAAGATCACATTCACTCAAGAGCAACTTGATCGTGCTCCCCATCATAATATTCTAGAAAAATATTATGGTAAAGATTGGAAACCTGTACCACAAGAAGGACTGGAGGATCATTACTGATGAGATTAGGAGTTATGTGTTCTGGTGAAGGTACTAACTTCCAGAACTTAATTACATATCCACAAATGAAACATGAGATTGTGTTGATGATACACAATACAAAGAAGTGTGGTGCTGTGGCAAGAGCAGCAAAGTATGGTATCCCTCATTGTAGGATAGCACACAAAGATGAAGACCATATGATAAAACTATTTGAAGCATATCGTGTGGATCTTATAGTTCTTGCAGGTTATATGAGGGTGCTTAAGAAACCATCTGAGTTTCCATGCCCTATAATAAATGTACATCCATCATTACTTCCTAAGTATAAGGGTTTACATGCAGTGCAACAAGCTTTAGAATCAGGTGATAAAGAGACTGGATGTACTGTTCATTATGTTAATGAAGAACTTGATGGTGGTGATATAATAGATCAGTCTAGAGTTATGATATGTCCTGATGATACAGTAGAAACATTACAGCATCGTATCCAACGAGCAGAGTATAGACTTTTACCAATGGTTATAAACAATTATGAAAGGAAAGAAAGCAATCAAAGAAGCATTAAAGCAGCCATGGCTTTATAATGATGAAGAACTTAAGATGTTAAAATCTAAGTTGAGTGAATTAGAAGATCAAGGTGTACAAGAGTTGTGGCATCGTAGGACTACGATGGGATTTTCTCAAGAGATGTTAAATGAGTAAGATTGATACTCAAGGGATGAGTGGTGAGACAGTTAAGGGATGTACTGACAATGTATATCCCAGAGATGAAAATGGTGAGCCAATTTATCCACCATTTAATCCCACACCATTGCCATTGATTGAACCACAGCTTAGAATAGAGTTGAAACAACTTATTAATGAAGTACTTGATGAAAGAAATGGAATGTAATTTTAAAATTGTAGAACAATTCCATGTTGATCATCCTACATTAATACATGTAGTAAAGTACACTCGTCATGAAGAATTAAAAAAAGATATATGTGATGATCTTTTAAATTATGCAGACAAGCAAAAACATTTAACAAATGTTAAAGCAACAATGACTGAATGGAATATAACATCTCCAGAAATAGAAATATTGAAGAATAATATTATAGATGATCTTAAAAGCTTTCCATTATCTATAGATTGGGGTCCATGTGGAGAATTTGATGTTGCAAATATTTGGGGAAATGTTTATCGTAATGGTGAGGAGGCTGTTATGCATTCACATCAACCAGAAGATTTAACTATGGTTTATTTTTTAAAATGTGAAGAAGGAGATGCTCCTCTTATATTTGATGGAAGTGATGAAGTTGTTTTTCCTGAGGAAGGTGTTATGGCAATTTTTCCTGGGTATATAAAACATGGAGTTCCTAAACATACATCTGAAAATATAAGAATAACTTTAGCAGCTGATATCAATAGAGTTGGTGAGAGATTTCTTTCTTCCCGAAAAGGAATACCATCATCTGTTGAACATACTCCAAAAGTACATGTGAATACTAGAGGATCTACTCCTACTAACTCTAGAGAGTATGATCATCATTATTAAATTATGGAGGATATGAATGTACCAATTAAAAGATTATCTCTATAGTATCAATCAATCCAAGAAGAACATATTGGATGATGATCCTGATGCTGCCAAAAAGTATCCAGCATATGTAGTGAATAGATGTTTGTCATCCTTTACTGACACTGTGTTGTATGCTAATGAAATGAATAAGAATTCGCATCTACCACCTAAGATGCAATATGACTTTTTCATAAATAGTGTGAAACCAAGGAAGCGTTTTTCTCCTTGGGCTAGGAAAGATTCTATTGATTATCTTGACATAG